GTCTCGGAACCTGAGTAGTGAGAACCACCCGAAAGGGCTAGACGTGAGGCTAGGCGAGCTGTGGCCGGGCCGCGAACACCAGCCCGGCCGCCTCGCCTGCGGCCCGCTGAACATCGGGCTCGAGATGTCCGTAGGTGTCGATGGTCGTCGTGATCTTCTCGTGACCTAGCCGCGCCTGGATGGTCGCCAGCCCGCCCGGGACGCCGATCGCGAGGAGCCACGCGACATGGCTGTGCCTCAGGTCGTGCAGCCGCGGGTAAGGCTGGCGGATGCCGGAGTTGCCGACGGACTTCTTGAGCCAAATGTCGCGGTAGAACGTCCGATGCCGCAGTGGCCCGCCATTGGGCGGGAGGAACAGCCGTTCATTGCGGCGTCGGCCTTCGGTGAGCGGTTCCAGCACGTCGAGTACTTCGACGGGGAGGCTGACGCTGCGGCGACTCTTCTTGGTCTTCGTGGGGCCGATGATGGTCTTGCTCGGGTTGTCGGGGTCCTGCTTCTCGGCCTTGGTGATCCTGAGCAGGCGATGCTCGGTGTCGACGTCGCCAACCGTGAGGGCGGCCAGCTCGCCCCACCGCAGGCCAGTGCCGGCAAGGGTGATGACCAAGGGTCGCCAGTATTCGGGCGTCGCCTCGACGACGGCCCAGAACTCGGCGTGCGTGAGGTAGCGGTGCTCCTCGGTCTCGTGCTCGGTGCGACGGCCGGGCTTGACCCCGATGGTGGGAGAGCGGGTGATCTTCCCGTCCTGCGCGGCCATCTTGAACATGTGGGTCAGGACGGCCCACTTGTTGAGGACGGTCTTGTCTGAGCCAGGGACGGCGTTGAGGGCCTGGGCGACCTGGACGCGGCCGATCTGTGAGAGGCGGAGGTGTCCGAGCGCGGGCTTCCAAGTCTCGGCGTAGATGTTGCGGTAGCGCCGGACCGTGGCGCCGGACGGTTCGGTGAGCGCCGAGAAGTGGATCTCGGCCCACTCGTTCAGGGTGAGCTCGTCGGCCTCATCCTTGGCCCGCCGGTACTCGGCGAGCGCCCAGCTCACGTCTCGCTGCTCGACGTCGCTGACGAACCGCTCGGCCTCGGGCTCGGTGGCGAAGGTGGCGGAGGTGTACTTGCCGCGCTCGGGGTCCCGCACCCGGACGACGTACCGCACGCCGCCTCGGATGGGCCGCTTCTCGATGCCTGGCACAAGCCCACCGTAGTGCGATTCCGTGTATTGACCGTGTATTGGTCTCCGCAATTTGGGCTCTGACCAGCGTGTCCGAGGGGGGACTTGAACCCGTTTCAAGAGGTGTGGCTGACCTGCCTCGATTCGCTTATGTGCAGGTCAGAGGCCATTTCGGCCGGTCGGATGGGGGAGGCTCAGTGTGTATCCGGGAGGCTTAACGTGTACGTATACACAAGCCCAGACAAGGCACAATCACCCAACTTGGGCGTCGACACCGAACTCACCCCGCCCCTACCATCGCGCTCATGACGGGGACACCGAGACTGACCAGGGTCGGCGCCGGCATCGCGGCCATCGCCTTCATGGCTTCGCTCAGCGCCTGCGAGGTGCCGGAGGACGAGGCCAGTGATTCGGGCGGTAGCGCCACGAGCGCGGAAAAGCCCAAGGGTGAGGACTTCACCACGGCGCAGGAGAACGCGATCCGGTCGGCGAAGGCGTACCTCGACCTCGGGACCGGGTTCAGTCGCGCCGGTCTGATTCAGCAGCTCACCTCGAAGGCTGGGGATGGCTACAAGAAGGCCGACGCTGTGTTCGCGGTGGACCACATCAAGGTGGACTACAACGAGCAGGCGGTGCTCGCGGCGAAGGCGTACCTGGATATCAGCGGCTTCTCGCGGGACGGGCTCATCCAGCAGCTGTCGTCCAAGGCTGGAAGTCAGTTCACGCAGGCGCAGGCAGAGTACGCCGCTGACAAGGTCGGGCTGTAGCAAGCCCCCGACGAGCGCCCCGCCCCACGAAGGCGGGGCGCTGTCGCGTTCAGGCGCTACCCTGCCGCGGTGGCAGATGACTCGCCTAGAGCAGATGGTGGGGATGATGACGGCGCGCTACCCTCGAAGCATGGCCGACCTGAGCATGACCCAAGCGGTAGCGAGGGGGATTCGGCGCGGAGTGCGGATCGCGATCAACCCGAACACGGATCATCTGCGGGAACTACAGGCGAAGTCGCTCGAGCAGGATCACCTAGCTCAAGCGTGGATCGACGTTGGTCAGGCGCTTCGGGACTCGATGTCAGCACCGGGCAGCCGGGTCTCCCGGTAAGGGTCACAGGCCAGTTCACCTACCGGGAGGGGCCGCTCCCGGACGCCGCTGAGTTGCAGGCGTATGAGGATGTGGAGCCCGGGGCGGCTGACCGCATCATCACCATGGCCGAGAAGGCTTTGGACGCACGCACTGCCGCAGCGCTGATGCCCATCAAGGCTGAGGCGGTCTCGGTCACGGTCACGGCGGTCGCGTACTCACTTCTGCCGCTGTTCGCGGTCGTCGCGGCGGTCGTGTTCGCTGTCATCGGCTACCCGCTCGGTGCGCTCTTCTCTGGTGTCGCCGGCCTCGCAATCGTCGGGCCGCGCATCATCGCCGAGGTCAGGAGGAAGCACTGATGCCTGAGCCCCGCACCATCCCCACCGCCGAAGTCCTCCGCCAGCTCGAGTACCACAGCCCCGTACCTGGTTGGCACTCCCACGGCTCGACTCTCATCCCGACCGACGGTTGTGCGGCGTGCAACGAGCTCAAGCGCCGAAATGCAGAAGCCGCCCGCCCCAAGCACGAGGCTTGAGACGGGCGGCGAGATGACTAAATCATCTATCCACGGAGCTACTCCACGGGCTCGTCCTTGGCGTTCCCGACACCGTAGGTGATGCCGTAGGAGCCGCCGAGGAAGACGACGAGGCCGAGCCACTGGACGGTCGTGACATCGTCGAAGCCTCCGGATGCGGGGATGACCCCGACGAGGTACGCGGCGCTGGTGACGACGGCGGAGGCTACGGCCTTCGCGGTGCGCTTGCCGGGCAGGTACTTCTTCATGTCACTCTCCCAGGATGTGTCGGTCGTGGCGGTCGCAGACGGGTCGGACGAAGATGTGCAGGCGGTGGAGTGCCGAGTCGAGCCAGCACCAGACGGAGTGGCAGTTGCAGCGCTTGAGCTTCACCGCTTGACGAACCGCCCGTGCATCAGCCGCCCCGAGTGGCTGTCGAGGCCGATGGGCACGACTTCCCCGGCGCGAAACTCGGCGCCGTAGCCTCGTGTGGGGATGACTTGCCCGTAGTCGGACCACTTGTGGAACACGGTCTTCACGCGGGGGTGGATGTCGGGGATGTCGAAGTCGTTTTCGTCGGTGAGGATGACGAGGTTGCGGCCCTTGCCGTGGAGTCGGTGGACCTTGTTCTCTTTGGCGGCGCGCATGTTGTCGAAGCTGGTGTTGATGGCGGGCTGCCAGCGTTTGGGTCGGCTGCCTTTGCCGTGTGCGCCGGCCGCCGGGTGACCGGACAGGATGGTGTCGTCGCAGTCGGCGAGGTTGACGGTGAGCCAGGACCGCCGCGGTGACCAGTGCGGGACGGCGGTGTCGGGCACCCACTGGACGTGCGCCTTCGCTCGAGGCTGGTCGGGGCTGAGCAGGACGGGCTCGCGGGTGGTGCGGCCGTAGAGTCGCCAGCCTTTGAACTCGGCGCGGAGGAGTGCGAGCTCGTCATTATCATCGCCCTCGTTGATCTCGCAGAACACGACGGCGGCTTGCTTGTCGCCGACGGCTTCGTGGATGGCTGCGAGTGCGCGGCGGTCGATGGGCTGGGTGGACTTGGTCTCACTCTTGTCGCGGCCGAGGTTGGCGAACGCGTAGTGACGCACGGTCATGGCTGCCCCTCACTTTCGGCGCGACGTGGTGGCCCGGTGTCATGACACCTGCTACTCTTGGTGTCATGACACGAACTTGGGTTCTTCCCAGCGCGGACCAGCGAGCGGCGTATGCACGACTGACCCTCTCGTTGCCGACCTCGACGCTGCCGGGACTGACCGCGCTGGAGGCGTCGGCGGCGATGGCTTACATCGCGACGCTGCCGATGACGCGAGACCGGAGCGTCACCGAGGAGTGGGCCGCACTACCCCAGTCGACTCGCTCCGAATGGGTGGGACGGACCCGCGAGATGTTTGAGGCCGCACTGTGACCACTACCGTGAGCCCCGTGCCGAATAAGCCGAAGACGCCGGTCAAGTCGTTCCGCATCCCGGAGGACTTGTACCGTGCCGCCCTGGCGAAGGCGGACGAGAAGGGCGAGACGCTGACCGATGTCGTCCGCCGCGCCCTAGAGCGCTACGTGAAGCGGGGGTAGGGCGACATGGCTATGGAGGGCGTGACGATCACGCTGGTGTTCGAGGCGCGCGGGATGTCCGCAGGGTTGGCTGAGGCGCTGGAGCGGCTAGAAGCGCTGGAGCAGGCAGACGAGGCCTAGCGCCGCGCCCACTCCCACAGCCCCTCGCGCCGCAGATGACGCTCCCAGATGGCGATACCCAGCGGCGCTATCAGCGGGGCCCCGAAGACGACTCCGATGCAGACGCACAGGAAGTCGCGGGCGTGGCGCGGCATTACCAGTCCGTCTCGTCAGGTTCAGCGGGCACGAGGCGGACGGTCCTGAGCGGGTGCCGATCGCAGCCGTCGAAGTCGATGTTCGAGACGCGGTGGAATGAGCACGTGCCCACCTCGGAGGCCCAGCAGTCAGCGCAGCCGTTCACTTCGGCGTCCATGTCGTACACACGTGGTTGGCCGGGTAGACCGAGCAGGCGGTGAAGTCGAACACGTAGGTGAGCACGATGCCGCAGGTCGGGCAGGCGGCGGTGAGGTTCACTTCTTCGCCTTGAGCATGTCGCGCGCCTCGACGCTGGCCTTGTAGGTGCGCTTGTCGAGCTCGTCGCGGGTGAGGTCGGAACCCTGCGGCTTGCCCTCCGCGAGTTCGGCCTTCACAGCGGCGCGGACGATCGCGATCAGCTCGTCCTTGGTGTACGGCATGTCGTCCTCCGGTGGTTTCAGCACGAGCGGATTCGGCCGCCACTCGTAGTCCTTGCCCCGCGACGCCAGCCCATCGAGGCCAGCCTGGTAGTCACGCCACTGCTGGGCGGCACCAGGGGCGAGGTCGGCGTCGGTCCCGAGCACGAAGTGGAGGTGCGGGTCCATGCCGCCGTGGGTCTGGTCGCGCCGCCACGCAGCCGCACCGTGCTCACGCAGGACGCGCACCAGCTGGTCGAGCCGCGTCGGCGTCAGGTCCCAGGTGCGGAGGTCGAAGCAACCGCCCTTGTCGTGGTAGCCGGCCGAGTCCTTCGCGCCACCGCCGGGGACGCGGGACATCCACGCGCCCTGCACGATGGTCGGCGTCCACCCGAGGTCGTCGACCACGTTCAGCCACCACGACCACATGTAGTCCGAGGCCAATATCGCGCGGGCGGAGGTGTCGATGCCGCGGGTGATGACACTCACGAGATGACGTCCAGTAGCTTGAACGGCCCTTGCCACACCCGGTCAACGCCGCCCGTGGTGGTGCGGAGCTGCCAGGTGGTGTTGCCCTTCGGCACCAGCGCATCCAGCTCGCCCGCCGTGAACGAGACGTTGACGTTCGGTGTGCCGGACGTCTCGGTCCCAGACCCAGCGGCACCCGTGATGCCGGTCGTCTTGGTGAGCGTCGCCGCAGCACCCGGCCGTCCTAGCTTGAACTCGAACGTGTAGCCGGTGGAGAAGTCGATGAGCGTGCCGTCGTCGTCGAGCAGCCACAGCTTGATGGCCGGGCGCTCGGCGGTCCGGTAGTAGGTGAGCGTGGGCATGGCTCGAGCCCCGCTCAGGACGCGCGGATGAAGTCGTTGATGGTGAGGGTGAAGTCCGACCCGTTGGTGGGGACACCGGCAGCGAACCAGCCGACACTCAGCAGGATGCGGGTGGTGTCGTTGGTGTCCGTCGTGGCGTCGTAGGAGAAGAACCCGAGGACGGTCTGCCCGGCGGCGACGCTGGAGACGGTGACGTTGGCCGCGTCGAGGTTGGACCGGTTGTTGGTGTCATCCTCGGTGGCGTTGGTCCGGGAGAGTGACTGCCGGGTGGCGAGCGCGCCGGTTCCCTCGGTGACGCCGGAGAGCGCGAGGAACGCGGCGACGGTGTCGAGGTCTTGGATCTCGGCCTCGGTGTCGGCTGCGGTGGGGATACTGGAACCGACGATGAATCCGACTTTGATGGCCGAGGCGCCCGCGTCGTCCCAGAGCCCCTGCATCAGAAGCTGCTTGCCCTTGTTGGTCAGCCAGTGGCTCATGGTCGGTTCTCCCTTGCGGTGGTTTTCGCGGACGATCGTTGGGTGAGTCGAGCCCGGTTGGCTCGGACTGTGGTGGCGTGACCCCGGTCGCGGACGGTGAGGGTGATGGGGTTGGGGTCAGCGGTGGTGGACAGTGCGACGACCTCAACCCCGGTCAGGGCGAGGACAGCGGTGGAAGCAAGGACGGAGGTGACTCCGGTCCCAGCCGCGGTGGGTGTGATGCCGCCGAGCGTGAGGGTGGCACTGTCGGCGATGACCGACGCGGCACCGGAGCCAAGCGCGGTGGGTGTGAGCCCGGTCAGCGTCAGCGCAGCCACGTCGACCGTGACCGTGGTAGCGCCTGACCCGGAGACCGTGAGATTGACCCCGGACAGTGTCAGCGCGGCGGGGTCGACGTCCACGACCACAGCGGCCGAGGTGCCGACCTCGACGCCGGTCAGCGTGAGGATCGCGACGTCGACGACCTGGGTCGCTGCGCCAGTCCCGGCGCCGGTCGCGTCGATGCCTGAGAGGGTGAGCACCGCCGGGTCGACCGTGACGCTCGCCACGCCAGAGCCAGCAGCCGTGGGCGTCAGGCCGGTGAGCGTCAGCGCTGCGACGTCGGAGGCAACCGCGGCGGCTCCCGAGCCGGCCGCAGTCGGGTCGACGCCGGAGAGCAGTAGTGCCGCCGGGTCCACGTCGACCTGGGTCGCCCCCGAGGTGGCGACGACGTCCACACCGCTCAGGAGTAGCGCGGCGGGGTCAAGGGTGACGGACGTGGCGCCACTGCCGGCCGCGGCGACCTCGACGCCCGAGAGTGTGAGCGCAGCAACGTCGGTCGCGATGTCCGCCGAGCCGGAGCCCGCAGCGTCCACATCGATGCCCGCGAGCGCCAGTGCCGCAACATCGACGTCCTGGCTGATAGGACTGGCTGAGGCCGGCGCCAGGCCGAAGACGAGGTTGGCGGTCGCGCCCACAGTGGTGATGGTCGCAGTGAACGTGCCCGTCGCCCCGGCGGTGGCCCGAGAGCCAGAGGCGACCATGACGCCGCCGCCGTTGCCGTTCGCGGTGAAGGCTTGGTTCTCGATCTGCTCGTTCGAGAGGGTGGTGTTGTCCAGCGACGAGTAGTTGTCCGAGGCGGTGTCGGTCTGATTGGCCGAGGCGCACAGGATGAGGACGTCTGTGGTGGTCGTCGTGCCACCGGTTGCGCTCATGTTCGCGCCGGAGGCGTTCCCGGAGTCGACAGGGGTGAAGTCCGACGGGTCCGCTGACCCGCTGACCGCCATCGTGAATCCGACCTGATGGTTGGCCGCTCCAGAGCAGGCCGGGTTGGTCTCTGAACCTGACGTAGCCCGCTTCCAGAACACAGAGAGCGACGTGACGTTCGAGCCCTGCGCCCGCGGACTGTTAGGCAGCGCCACCCAGCCATTCGCGGTGGTGCCGGCAGTGAGCGAGACGCCACCGGTTTCGTTGGTCTCAACGAACAGCAGGAGCAGGTCGCCTGAGGCGTAGCCCGCCGGGAGCGGGTAGGTCGTGGTGCCGGTGGTCCCCGCAGTGTCGGTCCCTGTGCCGATGATGGTGGGGACGGCCACGGCGACCTCCTACTGCATTGCTCGCGGGTCGGCCTTGATGTTCTTGAACGCCGTCATCCGGGTCGTGCCGGGAACCAGCGGCTCGCCCTTGCCGCCCGTGTTCGAGTTGAACTCCAGCGCGTACTTGACCTGCGGCGTGGAGAGGATGGTCTCCCCGATGGAGGTCAGCGACGCGGCGGTGTAGGCGGAGAACTCGCCGATGACGACGGGCTTGTTCGGGACGCCCTGCGCGTTCAGCCACGACAGGAGCGTCGGCATCCGGGTCGACAGGTCCTTGTCGCCAGGCGCGGTGTTCGTGCCCGACTGGTAGGAGTCGCAGCCGAAGTAGGTCAGCATCGCCATCACGTCCGGCGCCATGAAGCTGTTCCAGTCCTGGATGCGGTTGTCGAGCAGCCAGCCGTGGAGGATGCAGTACGTCGACAGGTTCGCCTTCGCGTTCAGGATGGGCAGCACCTGACGCTGCATGGCGAGCCACTGCGGGCCGGTCATGTCGTCGTAGGGCTCGTGCCAGCAGGCGATGAGGATGGGCACCCCGTAGGCCTGGAGCTGGTTCGCGGCGGTCGTGACCCACGTGTTGGTAGCCGTCCATGACGTGGGCGCGAACGACGGGAGCTTGAACGACACGACTGGAGTCATCCCGGCGGCGATGGCGTCCTCGATGAGGTCGCGGTTCGAGATGCCGGACGCCGAGACGTCGGCGTAGATGCGCCGCGACTTGATGCCGTTCGCGCCTACCTCGGAGAGCCGTTGGTCCCACAGGTTCGCGGGCGACGACATGCCGATGTTCTTGAGCCCGGTCGTCTGCGCGGGAAGGACCGTGAACGAACCGCTCCCCGAGATGGTCTGTCCGTCGACCTTCACGCTGAACGCGTGGGTCGGCATGGTCAGTCCTTGGCGACGAAGTTGAACCGGTTGGGCTGACCCGAGTCCTGGGTGTACATCGGGTTCGCGGCGGCCCAGTTGCCGATGACGTGGTTGAGGAGCGTGGTGCTCGAACCGGTCAGCGTCGCGCCGTCGACCTCGACCGAGAACGACGCGCTCAAGCTTTCGGGGTCGGCGCCCTGCACGGTGAGGGTGACGTACCCGTTCTCGCCGTAGTTGTAGGACGACTTGTTGAAGGTGACGACGAGCGTCGGGGTGGGTGTGGCCATGTTGCTCTCCTCAGGTGACCCCGTGATGAGTCGCGCCAGGAACAGGCGCAGACGGTGAATCAGGACTCGTCATCGGCTGGCTGGCCGGACTCGTAAGCCTTCTCGATGGTTCGCCACGCCTGCGCAGACTCCGCACGCATGACGACACGCTCGACCGACGCCATCTCCAGGGCGGAGATGCGCTGCTCGTGGTTCGCGACGATGGCGTTCGACTCGGTCAACGCCGCGATGGCATCCAGCAGGCGCGCCTGTGACTGCTCCAGGGCGGTGTGCGCCTGCTCCAAACCGGCCATCCGGACTCCCATCCCAGGCAGGGCGGGCTCAATCTCGCGGCCGGTGATCGAGTCGGTGATCGCCTCGCGGCCAAGAATCGAGTCACGTATCCCGACTACCTCGCCCCTCAGTCGTCGATACCGTGGCCGCAACCAGCGCCACCAGCCGCCGACCAGCGCGAGCACGGTCGTGGCGCTGATGACAAGCGCGAGCCACTGCTGTGTGGTGTTCATGCGGGCGCTCCCTCCCAGGTCCCCATTGGTGAAGCGCGCCCCCCTGCGCAGATGTCAACCACCCGGTCGGGCCGTTCCGAAGCGGCGGCGAAAGGGTGGATGGTGCTGTATCAACCGCGGCGCCCGATGGCAGTCGGTGCGCTTCGGCCAGCCCGTCGCCGCTCCCGGCGACGGGCGTCTCTCGCTACGCGGTCTCGTAGGTGCCGGATATCGACAGCTTGTCGCTCTGTGCCCACGTCCACGGCACGGTGTTGCTGACAGCGGTGTTGGCGCTGGTGAGCAGGAACACTGAGGTGCTGGTCAGCCAGCCGGCGGTGATGGAGTTGAAGGCGGCCACGTTGTTGTCGAGCGCGATGCCGTTGCCGATGTGCATGTTCGCCGTGTAGTCGGCGTGCGCCGCGACCGGCAGGGCGAACGACTGGTTCGACGCGCCGTGTGAGGTGGTCGAGCCCCACGTGAGCTGGATGCGGAAGGTGACCAACTTGTTGACCCGCATGTACTTCGCGACGATGGTGCCGTTGCCGAGGGTGCCAGTCCAGCCGTGGGTGTAGCTCGTCCACGCCTCCGAGGTGCCCTTGAGTGCGTCGCGCAGGATGTTCAGGTTCGTCGGGACACTTGTGGTGTCGCCCGCGGTGAAGGTCGGGATGGTGCCGGTAAACGTCGTCACGTCAACCCTCCGGTCGGACTATTCAGAACTTGGGACGGGACCGGCGTACAGTGATTCGACGTAAGCGACCCACCGCCGCGGGCAGGCGACGGTGGGTCTAGGCAACCGGCTAGCTAGGAGCCTGATCACCTATGTCGAACCGTATCCGTTCCACAGTCGCACTCGTCGCCGTCTTGGGCGCCATGGGCATCGCGCCCGCCGCCCACGCGGACCAGCAAGGTCCGCCGTGTCCGCCCGAGGGATGTGTCACTAGCCCGCCGCCCATCACACCCGGGACCGGTGGAGTCTGCACCCTGGCCGACCTTGACTACGTCTCGGACCTGCTCTACGAAGCGCGGCGAGAACTCACCATCGAGCAGCGCGCCCACAAGCAGCAGCACCGCCGCGCGAACCGGCTCGAACGCGAGGTGCGAGTCCAGGCCGGCATCATCAAGCGACTACGCGCCCAACTAGAGGGCAAGCGGGTTGGTACCCAGCACTCCCCGCGTTGAGTCCCCGAGCACAAAGGTCGTGTCCTCCGGCGACGTCGGGCTCAAGTTGAACGTGATGAGCAACGACTCGGGACCGTAGACCTTGGTGTAGCCCTCCACGAAGTACGACGTCGAGGAGTTGGCGGCCTGCGACGGGTGGTTGCTCACGGTGATCTTGTCGCCAGGGTCGGTCGCCATTACGGCCGAGCAGTTCGGCGTCTTGCCAACTTGGGCGAGCGCCTGCACCGACAGTGAAGCCACCCGGACCTTGGGATCCTTGTACTTGAGTAGCGCCCAGTTGGCCTGATACGACGGCTCATCGTCATCATCACTAGCGGTCTCAATCGACGTAGCCGCGTATCCGTTCTCGGTCTGGCTAGCCGTGTCGAACACGTGCGCGGAGTAGGTGCCTGCGACGTTGGCGGCGCTCACATCGTTGACCAGCCCAGATCGGTCCAGCTTCGGTGCGTAGTCGCTCTCGACGTGCTGCTGAGCCATGTCGAGCGTGTAGATCGCAGCCGCTGTCAGTCGGTGCGCCCGATTGTGGAACGTCGTCGACCCGTCGCGCTCGTCGTACAGGAAACCACCCTCACTGGTCTCCATGAGTCGCATGAGTTCCAAGACCTGCTTGCCGGTCGTGTCGACGTGCGCGACCGTCGTCTGACCGGTTTCCGCCGAGATCTCGCTCGACGCGATGCCAGCGTAGGCCGCATACCGAATCAACCGCGCCGACGTTGTCTCGCCCGCGAACCCGGTCTGTTGCGCCGCCGCGTGCTCCGCGATCCGCGCGCCAGAGAGGACACTCTGTGTGACGGCGGCGTGAGCGAAGGCACCTGTCATGGTGCTGAACCCGGCGGTCCCGCCCACGACGATCTCGTAGATCGAGGAAGTGCTCAGTGAGCCACCGCCCCAAACCCCAGTGCCCATGGAGACGCCATCCACGAACAGTTCGAGGTTCGCTGCCGCGATAGTGACCGCCAGATGATGCCAGGCGCCATCCGCGTAGGAGGCGGTGCTGGTGACCAGCGTGCCGCCGATCTTCACGAGGCCGGCTGTGCTCATGGCAACTGAACGCGTCACACTTCCGGGAAGAAGTTGCGGTATCGCCATGAGGTCGGTCTCGGTGCCAGGTGGCGATGCGATGTTGAACGCGACCTCGTAGGTCAGGCTCGTGGTCGACGGTGTGAACGCGCCGCCGCGGAGGTACTGCCCGCCCGCGAACTGCGCCGCCGTCAGTCCGTCAGTAGGAGGACCAGTGGCCGAGCCGAAGACCACGGGAATAGCCGGGTCGCCAAGCGCGACGAGAGGGTCGCGTCCAGCGCCCGAGGAGTCGTTCGCCCGCGTCGCCCCTTCGCCCTCGCCCATCGTGTAGTACGCGATCGGAGAGTCCGCGAGGATCGTGGTCTCCACCAGGGACTTGAGTACCGCCTGCTGCCCGACCCGCGACAGCCTCGACGTGCATGTGACCGTGACGTAGGAGTAGCCCTCGGTGTCTTCCCAGTTGACCGAGATCTCGTCGATGAACCCGACGAACTCGGTCTGGATGGCACCGTCGACCGGGTCGGCCTGAACGCGGATCGGGCGGCCAAGCCTCCAGTCCGAGCCATAGGGCCCCGAGGTCTTCCCTGCGGTGAACCGGCCGTCGCGGTTGTCGAGGGTGAAGACGCACGTATTCGCGTCCGCCGTCGACCGCTCATCGCCTCGGCCCACGTTGATCGTGATGTTGTAGGCCAGCTCCACGTAGCTGCTGATGTCGGTGTACGTGCGCGAAGCGGCCGGGGTCAGGTAGCCGCTGTTCAACGCGACCGCCACTGTCACATCCGGCATGTAACTCGAGGTCGGCACCGAGCCCCCTAGCCGCGAGAGACGAGCAACTGACGGCCGGTGTTGCGCTCAAGGGAGCGGATGACCTTGACCACCTCGCGACCAGTCGCGACCGGGTCCCCATTCACCGGCACGTTGACGTTCACGTTGTAGGTGCGGTTCTGGTACGCCGGCCCACCCTTGATGGCGTCGATCTGGTTCACCAGGGACTGGATCTCGCCGCCGTACTGGTTCTGTGCGACACCGAAGCCAAGGTCTGATGCAGCCCCGGTGACACTCTCGTAGAGACCCGCGCCGGATGTCGCCATGTCCTTGTTCGCAGCCAGGTCGAGGATCAGACCCGCGTTGCCCGACTGGAACAACGCCGACAGCGCCGCCGGCTTCCAACCCCACCCGGACAGCGTCTTGAACGCCGCCTTGAGCTGGGAGAGCTGCCCCGACTTGGTCAGCAGCCCGGACAGGAAGTCCTTCGCGTTGTCCGCGTCGAACAGCCCGTCTGAGAACGAGGAGGTGACCGACTCCTTGAGCGAGGAGAACTGGTCGCGGACGGCCTGGAGTTGCTCGTTGAGCGCGGCGATCGCCTTCTTCGCGCCCTTGGTCAACCCCTTCTTGTAGCCGTCCATCGTCATCGCGCCGAGCTTCTCGCCCTCGGCCGCCTGCTTGCTGCCGTCGTTGCCCTTGACCGCGGAGCCCTTCTGCTGCGAGATGAGGTGCAGCTTCTCCAGCAGCGTCTGGGCGCGGTCGATGGCGGACTGGATGGCCGAAGTGATGGCCCGGAACGCGCCCGTGACGACGTCCTTCACGAACGAGGCGCCCTTGCGGATCGCGGTCCACACAGCACCGATCGCGGTCTTCGCGTTCTCCAGTGGCCCGGTGAGGATGGCCTTGATCAGCGGCCACTTGTCCTTCACCCAGTTGAAGACGATCAGCCCGCCGGCCTTGATCTTGTCCCAGTGCTTGGTGATCAGCGCGACCGCCAGACCCATGGGGCCGCCGAGGATGGTGATGATCAGGCGCCAGTGGCTGGTGATGAAGTCCCAGGCGATCTTGAAACCCTTGAGAACTAGGTCCCAACCCTTCTTCATCGCGTCGAACAACTTGCCCACGATGTTGCGGAAGGTCTCGCTGTTCTTGTAGGCGATGATGATGCCCGCCACGAGTGCAGCGATGGCCACCACGACCAGGCCGATCGGGTTCGCCGAGAGCGCGATGTTGAGCGCCCACTGAGCGTTGGTCCAGACGATCTGGATCGCCGTCGCGATCTTGGTGATGGCCGTCCACGCGGAGATGGCCGCGCCGACGCCCCATGTCACGGCGGTCAGCGCGGCGATGGCCCCAATAGCGACGCCGACCGTGGTGGTGTTGTTCGCTACCCAGTTCGTGACCTTGAGGCCGATGTCGGCGAGCTTGACCATCGCGGGGAGCAGGTTCGCGCCGATCTGCTCCTGGAGCTCGCCAAACTGAGTCGAGAGGATCTTCTGCTTGCCCGCAGTCGTCTCGGCAGCCTTCGCAGCGGCGCCCTTGTACTTGTCGGCGAGCTGCTGGGTGGCAGTGGCGAGGTCGAGGGTGTTGCCCGCGGCGTCCTTGGTGGCGCCGCCGAGCTTTGCGTAGGCGGCGACGGAGCCGGTGACCTGGGCGCGGGCGAGGGTCTTAGTGACGGTCTCAAGTGACTGCCCGGAGCCGGCCGCGATGTCCATCGCCTCTGCGGCGAGCTGCTGCGCCTTGGTGACGTCGCCCGTCGCTGTCGCCAACTTGGCAATGGCGGGCCGAAGTTCGTCGTCCGCGATGCCGGTAGCCTTGCCCTGCGCCGTGATCCACGCCTCCGTGGACGCGATCTGAGCATCGGAAGCGCCCGCCGCCTGACGGAGCTGTTGAGCGAGCTGAGCCTGCGCCGCCTCGTCTGCTGCGGCCGCCTGACCGGCCTTGACCGCAGCTACGCCGCCGAGGAGCAGCCCGCCGGCCAGAACCTTGCCCGCGATGTTCCCGACCGCCTTGGCCTTGCTGCCGAAGCCCTGGAGAGCCGCCTCGCCATCGCGAACGCCGGCCTTGAGGGCTGAGGCGTCGCCGATGAACTCGACAACGATCTTGCGGCCAGATCCACCGAGCGCCACAGGTCAGCCCTCCTGCCGCTGTCGAAATTCGGCCAACTGGTCGACGTACTCCGTGATCTCGCGCCAGGTCATCTGGTCAATGTCGGCCGGAGTGAGTCCGTAAAACTCGGTCAGGGAAGGAAGGGTTGTCAGGAGTTCTTGCCGGATGCTTTTGGGGCCGGCGTCGCGTCCTCGATCTCCTCGATCGAGGAGCCCATCGAGATGGTCTCCAGCACGTCCAGCAGCTCGATGTCCTCGCCGTGCGCCATGCGGCAGGCCCACATGAGTGCGCCGACCTGGTCCACCCCGGGAGAGTCCTGCGCCGCCATCGCGTACTCGGCGAGACCCATGCCCAACTCGCGGCGGAACTTGTACTCCACGGCCCCGGTGATGTCGTTCGGGTTGAGGACGTAGTCGACGCCATCCACGCGGATCGCGAAGAATTCGCCGTCCATCGCGGCCTGCTTGCGCTTCTTGCTCGAAGCCGTGGCGCGCTTGGCTGGCGGGCGGTGGTCCTGCGGCTGAATCGGGGAGACGGTCACTAGTCGAGCCCTGCTTCCTTGATGATCCGGTCGAGCGCGTCCCGGTACGTCTCGTTGATGCGCTCCGACTTGAGGCGAATGGTCGGGAAGAGGAAGTAGCCGGAGCCCGAGCCGGAGCCGCGCCACGGCTTGAACTGCTGCGTGGTCGGGCGACGTCCACCACCGAACTCCGCGCCAGGCGCAGCGGGATCATCACCGAGCGCTACCGAGCCAGACTTCAAGCCCGCAGATGCCTTGATGCCAGGCGCGACGTGCGCCGCCACCCCGCCCAGTGCGCTCGCAGCACTACGCGAACCGTCCGCCACGGTCGTGGCGACTTCCTTGTTGGCAACCCTGACGGCGACTTCCGAGCCGTTCTCCAGGGCTTTGAGTCGAGCGATGACTTCGTTCAGGCCGTGGACCCGGAAAGCACCTTCGTCGGTCTTGATGCGGGTGGTGCCGGCCATTTAGCCAGGCAGCGTCTGCGAGGAGGTGACGGCGAGCGAGATGGGGCTGTTGGTGCCGTCCCACTCCGCAACGCCAGACAGTTCCTGCTTGAGCGCACCCCGGTCGCCGGAGAACGACAGCTCGTCGAACCGGAAGCCCGGAATCGTGGCCGTGACGATGTCGGAGCCGTTCGTGAACGTCGCCACCACCGCGGCCGACAGGGACGACACCGACGTGGCGTGCACCCGGTTGAACTGCGTCAGCGACTCGAAGTCCGCCGTCATCGACGCCGTGATCGCCAACTCGCCCAGCGACGGCTCCTTGGCCTCGGTGTTCCCCCGGATCTGGCGCCGGTCCACGTTCATGCCCTGGTCGACCTCGACCGTGAAGGAGTCCAAGTCGAGCTGCGTACCGGCCACCGTGACCGCGCCGTGCGCCCAGGCGAAGTTCACTTGTGAGGCGGTCTCCGCGTAGGTCGCGAGCGCCGTGCCAGTTGTCCAGTTCGCCGCCCACAGGTCCAGCCCGAGGACGAGCATCCCGTCCGTGTCGCAACCCAGCGTCCACTTCGGGACCTTGCAGCCACCGAATGTGACCGCCTGGTTCGTGCCCGCCGGGTGGAACGGCGCGTTGAACTGGGCCGTGAACGACTTACCCATCAGTGCGCCGGTCGTGCCCTCCGTGCCGGTGTGCACGTAAGGACCAGAGCCCGTGGTGCCGACCGTCCCGAGGAGGTGCTTGAGCCAGAACGACATGTCCTTGGACATCCAGTCCAGGTCCACGTGACCCTCGGCGTGGTGCGCGTAGGGGACCACGCGAGCCTGCCGACGAGCCCGGGTGCCCGGACGCATCGGATTCGTCTCCGTGCGACCCGCGATCGGCTTCAACGGCATCGGGTCGCCGTTGTACGGGAACCCCTTCGTCACAGTGACCTTGGTGCCGAACGTCGACTCGTCCGCCACCATCATCTGCTGGTCGTAACCGGACACCTCAGGACTCCTTGCTCTTGGGCTTCGTCACGTGCTGCCAGAGGGGCGAGCCCTCGACGCTCTCGACCTGCTCCGGCGCGAACTCGACGTGCGTGCCCTTGGTGACCTCAACCAGCCCGAGGGCCGGCAGGTCTACCGGGTCATCGCCCGTGTACTTGAAGGTCTGCACGCGCACTCCTAGGTGAGTCTGGCTTGATAGACGACGGTGTAGGTCAGCTCGGACACGGCGCCCTTGTCGTTGAACGCCTCGACCAACTGGCCGGCGCCCTGGACCTTGATGGCGCTCAGGCCGTCGATGGCGGTGTCCCAGTTCTCGTGGATCGCCACCCACTCCTCGACCTCGGTGCCGATCTCCACGGCACGCGCAGAGGTCCACTCCGGGCCCTTGCCGATGCCCTCAACGAGGATCACGACCTCGAACTGAGCGACCTCGTCGCGGAAGGTCTTAACCGGGCGCATGTTCGCGGGCTGGTGGTCGAACTCGGTGTTGCCGGTCCAGACCCGCTCACGCTTCTTCGAGCCCCACCTGTAGCCGAACGTGGTCTCAACTCCGTCGAGCGCGGGCAGGCCCTTGATGCCGTCGATCAGCAAGGACCGGACGGCGACGATCTTGGTGGCCACGTCAGGCGAACCCATGGCTTGCGGTAGTCCGAGAGTACGAAGCGATCAACGCGTCCAGTTCGGGGTAACCCGTGGGTCGCTTCTCGCCCGGAAGTACGTAACTGGTGGTGCCGAACTCGTTGGTCTGGGAGGTCTTCCGGTCCCACGAGCCCGACTCTTCAGACTGTGTGATGAGCCGGTCGCGGGTCGCCCACATGACCGAGTCCTTCATGTCGCCAGGGCACTCGTCGAACGCGCCGGCCGTGTAGGTAATCACGACCGCAGCGCCGGTCGCCCATGCGGCGGTCCCGATTGACGAAGCCGACGCGTACCGGAGGACTCCGCCGGTCACGTCCAGACCGCTGACGTCGACACTGGCCCCCGCGACCGTCACCGAGACTAGTGACCGCGCGTAGGGCTGCGACAGGACGAGGGTGGTCGAGCCGTCGCCGCGCAGCGTCTCGGCGAACTCCCGCGGGATCAGCGCGTAGCCGATCTCGCGCTCTACGATCCCGACGAAGTATGCGGCGGCGGCGAGGATCTCGGGCTCGCCGAACTCTTGGCAGTCCGGGAGCGTTTGAAGCTCTTCGACGGTGAAGTAGTCCGGCTCGGCCACTGCTCAGCGCTTCTTGGTGCTCGTCTTCGCCGGACGAGTCTCGGCCTTCTTGGTGGCCGGAGCCGGACGGGTCTCCACGTTGTCGTCGCCCTTGACCACCGGCACGGCGTCACTGGTGTGCATCAGACGCACGGCCTCCGGGGTCGGCAGGTCGTGGACTTCACCGTCGGGGGTGCGGACCTTCATGTGAGCCTCCTGTAGGCCGATTCCCATTGCCGCCAGCCGTCCTGGATGACGAAGTCGGCGGCTCGTTCCTTCGCCCGCTTGCCCATCTCGATCCGCATGGCCTCGTCGTTCACCAGGTCGCGGAGCCGCCGGTCCCACTCGTGCTCGTGGCGGATGAGGAACCCGGTCTCGCCGTCTATGACGAACTCGCGGTAGGGCTCGGAGTGGGTGGCAACGACGGGGATGCCGAGCGCGGCGTACTCCAGGGCCTTGATGTGGCTCTTGGAGCGGTTGAAGACGGTCGATTCGAGTGGAGCGATGCCGATGTCGAAGTCGATGCTGCGGTAGTAGCTGAAGATGTCGTTCGACCAGCCGGTGTGGCGTGCGCGGCCGACGATCTTGGCTGAGCGGTGGAAGTTCGACCCGATGGTGTGCATGTCTACGTCGGGGTTGCGTTCGAGGAACCGCCGCAGTGGGTTCGCGACGTAGTCCCAGTCCCGCTCATGGCTGTCGCCGCCGGCCCAGCCGATGGTGATCTTGTCGCGGTGGGGGCGCTCGACGTCGAGGAGCGCGCCGTCGATGTGGTTCGGGATGACCACCACGTTCGGGTTGAACTGGCGCATCACCTCGGCGAGCGGCTCTGTCGAGACGGTCACGAGGTGCGCCAAGGATGCGGTGGACTCGGTCGACTTCAGCGTCTCGGTGGTGTACCGCTTCGCGGCCCGACGGTTCGTGGGGTCGATGGCCCATAGGTCGTCGTCGGCTTCCCAGACCAGCTTGTGGTCGCGCCACATCTTCAGCCAGGTCAGCTCGAACCCAGGGTGCCCAGCGCGCTGAGCGACGATGACCGGGTACTCGGTGGCGGTCTCGGAGACGCCGTACTGGTGGGTGACGACGTCATGTCCAGCCGCCGCGAGATGCTCGAACGGCATCCGGAGCCGGTAGTAGCCGCAGGCCGAGCCGTCCTCGTAGGCGAAGACCCGCAAGGGGTCAGACACCCGGGACCTCGATGGCCGCGAGCGGGTCCTTCTTCTTGTGGTTCGTGGTCTTGGTCTTCTTGGCGACCGCGAACACACCCGGCGCCTCCGGGTCGTCGACACACGAGACGACCTCGAGCCCGAGCGCGGTGAGGATCTCCCGCATCGTGTCGACCGGGTACCGCCAGCAGTCGATCGGGAACGGGTGGTACGGGAACCCGGGCGAACGGGTGGTCAGCGCCAGATGGCCGCCGACCTTGACGAGCGCGACGAGCCCGTACATGGCCGCGCGCCAGTCCTCGACGTGCTCCAGCATCTCGGTGGTGATGACCACGTCGAAGCCGGCCGGGTAGAGCTCGGGAAGGTCTGCGACGTCGGCGACGACGTCCACGCCGGGTCCGGGGGTCTGGTCGACGCCGACGTAGGACGTCGGGCCGTGCGCGGCGAGAGTGGGCCGCACGCTGCCATTGACGTCGTATGACCCAACCTCGCAAATCGTGCGGTCGGCGACTAGGTCGGGGGACAGGGAGCCCGCCCATGTGAGAACTGACGGATGACACATGGGCGGGACTCCTCTGTTTGGTTTGTCAGGTGGCGGCGCCGACGTAGAACTTCACGGCGTTCGGGTCGACGACAGCGGCGTCGGTACGCACCAGGGCGCGGAAGGCGACCTGGTCGTTGCCGAACGCGTACTCGTTCGACCGCTCGAAGCGGATGCCGCCAGCGATGCGGACCTTCAGCGACGAGAAGTCGCCGAAGAAGATGGACCGCGCCGAGGTGGCGACCGCAGGCAGGAACGGGTCGTAGTAGATCGGCCGACCCTCGATGAGCGCCGGGTCACCGACCTGGAGCGACCGCTCCCACACGTACTGGCCCTGCGAGTCCTTCAGCTTCCGGACCCGCGCCGCCGTGGAGTCGTTCATCAGCCACGACGAGTTGGCCCGGTAGTCCGGGAGGACGCTGTGGAACAGGGTGATGAGCAGGTCGCCACCCTGGTCGGCAGAGACCTGCGAACCGACCCATCCGGACTGGCCGGTGGGGCCGACCGCGCCGGAGACGTAGCCGCCGGTCACCGCGGAGGCCGCGATGTTGGAGACCGCCCGACCCAGCTCGCGACCAGCCGCGCGGGCCAGGTAACCCTCGAGGTCGAAGGTCGCGTCCTGGAGAAGCTCGGTCGGAACCAGCGTGATGTAACCACGCTTGTTCGCGCCGAGGTTCACGGTGGTCAGCACCGCGTCGGAAGCGGTGATCGGGGCCGAAGCCGCAGCCGAAGCGTTGGTGGCGTGCGCGGTCACGACCGGCAGCGGGATGGTGTTCCCGTCGCTGGTCGAGATGACCTCGGCGCCGGCCTGCAGGATCTGCGACGTTGCCACCGCGTACTCCCAGAGCAGGCCGTACACGCCGTCGGGGCCGACACCGCCGGTCGCGGACATGGCGCGCGACTCGTGGCCGCCGAGCCAGGTGCCGTAGGCGCGACGCTCAGCGCCGGGGACGGTGTCGACGACGAAGCTGTCACCGGCACGCGAGTCGCGGGCCCACTTGACGAACCCGGACTCCTCGCCGGTCCGCTGCTCGGTGCCCTCGCCACGCCCGCTGGCGTTGCGGAAGGACTCCTCCAGGTCGCGGGCCTCCTGCTCGCCCTTGGCGATGGCGGCGGCACGGGTCGCGAGGGCCTCAGCCTCCGCGATGCGCTGGTCGAAGCCGGTCTGCTCCTCGACCGTCAGGTCGCGACCCTCGGAGACACCCTTGCGGGCGATGTCCTGGGCCTCGGTGATGATCCGGGAGCGGCGCTCGAGCAGCTCCTCGGAGATGGACTTAGCCATGATCTGGTCCCCTTTCGATGGGACTCGGGTGGATCTGGATGAGTCCCAGCGGGGGTCCGGTGGGGGAGGTCTTGCAGGCCGCAGTCGGGGCAGCGTCGGTACGGTGCCCGTCAGCGGTGGATCAGGGGTCAGGTCAGGTCGAGGACCCGAGCGAGGGCGGCCTGGGCGGAGCGCTTGGTCTCCGGCTTGCTGCCGTCGCTGCGCTTGAAGAACTTGACCAGCTCGTTCTTGTCGGCCAGCGAGCGGACTTCCTCGAACTCGGCGTCGAACTTCTTCGCCAGCGAGCGGAGGCCCACCGACGTGTCGAGGTACGCGGGCGTGTTGACCGGCGCAACGTCGATGAGCTGAACCTGACGCAAGGTGCGGACCGGGAAACCGGAGTCGTCCGTGGACCACTCGTCGTCGTCGGTCATGAACGCGAACGAGGACGACCGGACGTCGCCACGCTGCACCAGCTCGTAGATGCCGGCGGCGTTCCCGGTCGTCGGCACATCGACGTCGTACCGGAGGCCGGTCTCATCCACAGAGAGCCGGAGTGTCCCAGAGTCGGTGTTGCCCAGCAGCAGGTTGTCGTCGTGGTTGTAGCGGGCCATGACGCCCGTCCCACCACCGGGCCAGTTCCGCGACGCGGCACGGTTGAAGGCTCCTGGTGCGATGAACTCCCGGAATCCGCCGAGGTTCTGGCTCGGCGAGTCGAACAGGGCGGCATAACCGCCGATGGTCCGACTCTGTTCGGCGGCACGGACCTCGACCCGAACCGCCGTGAAGCGACGCTCTGCGTCGGTCATGGTGTCTCCCTTGTGGTTGGGTCCGCCTTCGGTGCGGGCACGTTGTGGAAGTCGCCACCCTTGACGGGAGGCAGGTCTTTGAGGGCACGGGCCTCGTTCACCGAGAGTCGACCGTCTGCGATCTGGGCGCCCATGACCTCGGTCTGCGTCTTCAGGTCGGTGCGGATCGTCGCGTCGACATTGAGCTTCACGTACTGACGTTCGGGCAGGAGGCGGAACATCATCTGCTCGAACCGAGTCAGGTACGGGCGCATGTTGTTGGCCCGGTTGAGGGCGCGCGACTCGTCCGTGGCGTAAGTCAACGACTCAGTCGCAGAACCGCCGATCTCACGCGGGTCGATGCCGAAGATGGCCGCCGTCTGGTTCGCATTGAGCTGGAGGACGTTGAGGAACTGGGCCTGGTTCGGCGGGATATTGACCACGTTCAGGTCCCAGTCCTGGCCCGAGACGAACGGCTTCCCGGTCGCGAACGCCTTCACCGCGGCCTCACGGATGGCCTCAGCGGGGCCGGGGTCAAGCTTCTTCGCGTTGTTCTTCAGGTGAGCCGGCGGCAGGCCACCGCCGCGCTTGATGTCGGCGTACTCCTGCGCGGAGAGCCCCGCCTTCCAGAACTCGGCGAAGTCCTCGACCGGCGAGAGGCCGAGCGTCCGACCAGGCGGCACGATCCACGGCGAGTGCACGATCCGCTGCCGCGAGATCGGCTGGCCGTTGATTCGCCACTGACCGGCCCACTCGTCGTAGGACCACTCCCCGAATCGCAGCCACCGAACGTCCGACGGTAGCCCGTAGCCGTTGAACGCGTTGATGTACCCGACCGCATTGCCTGTCGCCAGTCCATAAGCCCACTGACCGATCCACGATGACAGCGAAGTCCGGCCCATGTTCACCGGACTGTCGAGGTCCGCGAGAAGCGGCGGCAGACTCGTCGAGACGCGCTGATCCCCGTTCAACCGGTACGCATCCACCGGAAGCGTCGACAGGAAGTCCACGATGTGCCGAAGGGCCGCATAGAACGGCACCAGTCCAGGACGGTCCGCCTTCAACCTCCGCGGCCCACCAGAGACGCTCGACCACGACCCGTCAAGGGTGCTGCGCTGCTCGCGCCGGAACATGCTCACCGGCCACGACCCCAGCCGCCACGGTTCCACGCCAGGAAGCCGGCGAGCGCCGACCACGGCAGCAGCGCCACCGCGGCCGGGGATGACCAGATTGCGAACAGGCACAGGCTCAGCAGGGCTACGGCGACCAGCTCGAGGACGGTCGTCAACATGGCGGCCTCCTCACGTAAGAACCGAATCCAATGGGTCGTAGTCGTTCTCGACAGCGATGTGCCGAGCGAGCGCGACCGCCTCCAGTTCCCCGCGGAGGTCGACGAGGACTCGCCGTCCGTCGATGGTCTTCCAGGTCGCCGCTGCAACTGCCGCGTTCAGCTCCGGGTAGTCGCCATGACGAAGCTCGCCGCGCTGGGCGGCCAGCGCCAGGTCCGAGGCCGCCTGAATCCGCATGTCTCGATTGGCGAGGGTCAACGCCACGCCTGCGGTTTCGAGGTCGGGGATGAGGGACGACTTCGCGCGCACCACGACGTCGCACTGGAGTCGTTTCTGCACGTCGGCCACATGAGCCGCGAAGGACGCTCGTTCGGTCCATGGGCGGACGTCGTTGACCGCGAGGAACGACGGGACCTCTGACTCGGCCCAACATGCAGCTACGCGCGTCTCCTCGACATCGCAGGCCACGCCGAGGGCGCCAGTCTGGACGGTGGGCTCATCGGCAACAAGGTCGCCCCACTCGGGGAACGCGCCATACAAGCCGGCGCCGGACGACGGCCACACCGACAGCCGCTCACGCATGAACCCGTCGAGGTCGGCTTGGGCCGCCTCCCACTCCTCGTCGATCGTGTCCGCGAGGATGCGGTCACCGAGAGCTGGGTTCGCGTCAGCTCGAGCTTTCCAGTCCGTCGGGTCCGGGGGCGTGCGCGGGTCGTCCGAACCTTCGGGAGTCCACTCCGCCCACGCGAGCCGGCCAACCTTGCCCGACCTACCGCGGTCACGGACACCCGTCCAGATCGCTGCGTCGTTCTCGGCGGATGGGACCGTGCCGGCGTAGATGAGCTGCCGACGTGCGCCCTGGGCTGACGTCGCGTACATCATCGCCCGGAACGCCAGGGCCGAGAACTCCTGCGCCTCGTCGAAGATGATCCGCCGCGGCGAGAAGCCGCGACCCGACGACTTCGACCGAGCCAGGAAGACGAGCCGCGAACCATCCTTGAGCTGGATGATGTGCGTCCCCGTCAAGCCACCGTTCCAGATGACCACCTCGGCAGCCAGGTCCGGGTTCGCCTCGATCAGCGACTTGACCCGGCCGTAGGCCTCATCCGAGGTCTTCAACTCATGGGCCGTCCACAGGGTCGTGTTCTTCCGGCCCACCAAGTCGCGGTCCGGGTACAGCCACACCTCGAACAGCGACCAGATCGCGACTGCCTCGAGCCACCCACCCTTGCCGTTCTGGCGGGCCAGTAAGGCGCCAACCTCGGAGGCAGATAGGCGGCCGGAGAGCGTGGCCAGTGTCATGCACGTCAGCAGGACCTGGAACTCGTCGAGAGGCTGACCGCACGACTCGATCAGCTCGCAAGCGTCGCGAGCGTCGTCCTCGGAGTCATGCCTTGGCCGCAGCAGAACCCGCGGCGTCTGATTCCCTCGCCGCACGCTTCGCCGCGAGCTGGTCACGAATTGTCCCCTTCGCCGGCACCGCCAGATGCGCGATCTCCTTGAGGACCGCGCGGTGTTCGCGGACCAGCGCAGCCAGCTCGCGTGGCTCGGCTTCGTCCATCGCCCGTTCGAGTCGATCGCGGTCCTCGGTCAGGCGCTCGACGTGGGTTGGATCGCTCATCGCG